GCTCGAGGTCACCCGCCACTACCGCGACACCCACATGACGGCCCGCAGCGACACCGACTATGCGGCCCGCCGTGTCAAGGAGCTGTCGAGCCACCTGAACATGGGCCTCATCCCCCTCAACGACGAACTTCGCTCGAGCGACGAGTCCCAGAATGCGGCTCTCACCCAGCTCGGCAAGCACATCAAGAAGGAGGTCGTCTCCTTTGACGATCGGCTGTGCCAGTCGAGTGACGATGAGGTCAAGGAGGCCCACATCGGTGCACTGATGAGCAAGCTCCAGTCCGCCCTGGGTGTCCAGATCCTCGTGGTCGAGGACGAGCCCCCGTACAACTCGCTCTTCAACCACGACCTTCTCGATCGCCTCGCCGACCTTCTCGGTGACGAGATCGACGACTTCGACGAGGATGAGGACGATGAGTTCGCCCTCGAGGCCGAGCGTGAGGATGACGTCGACGACGCCGATGATGCTGACGAGTTCGACGATCTCGACGATCTGCTCGACTGAGCCTCAACCCGTCCCAGCCAACACAAACCCCCCTCAGTGGCGCTTTGTCCTCTCTGCGCCTATACTGAGGGGGGATTTTCTTGGCGACGATCAGGAGATACGTCATGGGAAAGCGCACCTATCAGCGGCTCAAAGCTCTAGCCTGTTTCCCCGAGGTCGAGGACAGGATAAGGCGAGGGGATGCACCAACAGATATTGCGAGGTTTGTTCGTGACGAGCGAATCGAGTACACGGACATCAAGGAGGCCTCTCTCGCCAAGATCATCTCAGACTATTCGAGGGAGAACCATCCGGATGTGGTGCACGACCGCAAGATAGCACGCAAGCTCGCCGATCTTGCCGAGATGAAGGATGAGAACGTCGATGTCCTGAACAGGCTGAGCGTGCTTGCAGACGTTCAGGAGCAGCGCGTTGCGATCAACGTCAATGCGGAGATCTCAGGGCAGCGTCTCATCAAGGGTACCCGCGAAGAGATACGCACCTATGTCGATATACTGAAGACGATCGGCGACCGTCAGGACACTTTGGCTGGTCTCAAGAAGGAGGTCGGCACCATGCGTCATATCCACTCCGTTGAGGGGCAGCAGGCCTTGCCAAAGCCCGAAGCCAAGCAACTGACTGACGCGCTGGTTGATCCAGGGAGGCGCCAGTTGCTGCTTGAGACGCTTTCGCAGGCCACCAAGGTCTCGAGGGGTCTGGAGGGTGATCCGGACGTCATTGACGCCGAGTACGAGGACGTGGACGAGGGCGAGGAGGGGGCTGTCGTTGGCTACTGACATGCAGAATAGCCGCGCCGTCACGGTGCGAACTCAGGAGGAGATGGAGAGCCAGCTCAGGGGTATGCTCAACAGCCTGAGCGACGAGGAGCGCGAGCTGGTCATCCGTGTTGTCCAGGGTGACAAGGAGGCCCTTGCGCAGATCGAGTCTGCCTTGAAGGTGCACTACCGAGAGCAGCCCGTCGACGCCAAGACCTTCTTCAGCTCCGAGTACTACGTCGGCGCTGAGGCCACATCCATCTACCCTGCGATCAGGCAGACCCTGGTCGACATTTTCGAGGGCGATTACTCGGAGGTGATCCTGACAGGCGGCATTGGCGTGGGTAAGACGACGCTGGCTTGCTACGCAGCCCTCTACGCGATCTACCTTCTGTGGTGCCTCAAGGATCCGGCGAGGTCTTTTGGCCTGTCGGAGGGCGAGACCATCTACTTCACGCTCATGGGTGTCGACATCAAGCAGGTCCGGCGCACCATCTACAAAAAGGTCTGCGCGAGGCTCGAGTCCAGCCCCTGGTTCCGGGAGAACGTGAAAGAGAAGATGCCGAGGACGGTCGACGAGGTTGAGCTGTTTGAGGGCGTTTCGATGGCGCTCATTCGGTCGGACTCGAGCGCGGCCATTGGTATGGACGTCTACTTCGGCATCATGGATGAGGTCAACTTCGCCGGTAACTCCAAGATGGTGAAGGTCGAGGACTCGATGCACTCCGACAAGGCCTACCAGACTCAGGCTGAGCTGAACTACAACGCCCTGAACAACCGCATCAGGTCGCGATTCACCATCGGTCAGCGTGTCGCAGGCAAGCTGTTCGTCATCTCCTCGAAGAACACGGACGCAGACTTCACGGACAAGCGAATCGCGCTCGCCAAACACGACCACTACATCTACGTCTACGACAAGGTGATCTGGGAGGTGAAACCGGGCCTCGACTCCAAGGAGAAGTTCCGTGTGTTCTTCGGGGGCAAGAACCTGCCGTCCAGGATCCTCCACCCCGGCGAGGAGGCCCCCAAGACGCAAGACGAGACCTGCATGGTGATCGACGTCCCCGTCGCCTTCAGGCCTCAGTTCGAGGCGGATCTCGTCGCTTCCATTCGTGATATCGCTGGTGTCAGCGTACCGAACATCATGCTCTACCTGAACAACAGGAAGCGCATTGGCCAGATGTTTGACGACAGCAGGAGCAACCCGTTCTTTGGGAACCACTGGGTCTGCGGTCATCCCGACACGGTTCGATGGGATGAGATCTGCAAGGTCACCAAGTACAGGCACAGGAGCGGGTTTGTTGAGGACACGTTCGTGCCACGCTTCAATCCCGGCGCTGTCAGGCACATCCACGTTGACCCGTCCAAGAACGGAGACTCCACAGGGTTCGCGATCGGCCACGTCATGAAGTACGTCGAGGTCGGTTTCGTGGATGGCCATACAGGCGAGATGAGGACGGAGCAGAGGCCCCTGATCTGCATTGACCTCGCGCTCGAGATCAGGGCTCCGAAGTACGGGGAGATCAGGCTCGATGAGGTTCGGGGGCTCATCTACGAGTTCGTCAATCATGGCTTCCCTGTGGGCTACATCTCGATGGACTCCTGGCAGACGCTCAACACGGTGCAGCAGCTCAACCAGTCGCTATGCAAGACCGAGCAGAAGTCCCTGGACAGGACGATGGAGGGTTACGAAACGTTCAAGGATGCCATCTACCAGCAGCGGATCATGTGCCACCCCCACCCACTCCTGAAGCAGGAACTGGAGACCCTCATGGTGTTCAACCAGCGTGGCAAGGTTGACCACCAGCCCGACGGGAGTAAGGATGTTGCGGACGCGGTCGCAGGTGTCGTATGGTCCCTCACGGAACGTGTCACCAATCCTCTTCCTCTCGAGGACCTGAACAAACCGAAGAAGAGGAAGATCGTTCACCCCCTCAACGAGTGGGTTGAAATCGGCAACCCGAACGGGCGACCCTCTAAAGAGGACAAGTCGCATGGCGGCGAGTTCGTCATGCCCTTCATACTGGGCTGATCCTCTAAGGAAGGTTCACGATGGCTTCAAGACTTCAGCAGCTTCGTCAGACACTTCGCGGCTTCTTCGCTCGAGAGACGGAGGCGGTGCGTGAGCTGAAGAAAGAGCAGCTACCGGCGAACTTCTCTTACGATTCCTCGTATGCCGTCACTGCGGGCGGGGTCTACGACCTCTACCGCAACTCGGTGCGTCTCGATGCGGACATGTGGTCCAGGTTCCGGGACTACGAGGACATGGACGAGTACCCGGACCTCATTGCTGCGCTCGACACCTATGCCGATGAGGCCACCCAGGACGATCCCATGAGGGGGTCCAAGGTTTGGTTCGAGTGCGGCAACGACAACGTCGCGTTCGACTTGAACTTCCTGCTCAATCGCCAGCTCGAGTTCGACGACTACGTCTGGCAGCTTGCGCGCTACGTCTGCAAGTATGGCCAGGACTACGAGCGCCTGTTCGTCCAACCGGGTCGTGGTGTCATCGCAACGGAGCCCCTTCCTCCTGCACTGACCCGCCGCGTGTACGACAACCACGGCATGCACATGGGTTACATGGTCAGCCCGACCGGGACGTACACCATTGCTCCCCAGAAGTTCTACGAGCTGCTGAAGTACCGCGAGTCCCACAAGGAGATGAACTTCAGGGGCTACATCAACCACTTCAACGCGCTCGCGTTCGAGCCTTGGGAGATCGCGCACTTCAGGCTGGTGTCGAACGACAGGCTCGACCAGTACGGCCACTCCATCCTTGAGTCGTCCCGCTACCTCTACAGGCGGTTGACCATGCTCGAGGACGCTGTCGTGGTGCACAAGCTCACGCGAGCGCCCAGTCGATACGTCTTCTATGTTGATGTTGGCCACTACTCTGGCATCCAGGCGCTCGAGCAGGTGAGACGCGTCAAGGACGAGTTCAAGAAGCAGAAGTTCGTCAACCCCAGGACGGGTAAGCTCGACATGAGCTACAGCCCTCTTGCGGTCGACGAGGACATCTTCATCCCGATGTCGAGTGATCGCGGTCAGGCGGTGAACGTCCAGACCCTTCAAGGTCCTGACTACCAGTCGGTTGAGGACGTCCGCTACTTCCAGCGCAAGATGGGCCGCACCACCGGTATCCCCAACTTCGGCCAGGACGACGATCGCATGGCACGCCCCATGGCGAGCCTCGACACGCGTTTCGCGGCCAAGACGCTCAGGGTTCAGTCTTCGATCAGGGCGGGCGTGAAGTTCATGGCAGATGTTCACCTGATCGCAACCAACCGCGATCCCAGGACATTTGACCACCGGGCTCAGATGACCGCTCCGAGTGCCATCCTGGAACTGACACGCCTCGAGGTGATGAGCGCGAGGGCCGACCTCATCTCAAGGTACGAGAATTACGTCAGCTTGAGGTGGCTGATGACCACGGTCATGGGTCTATCCGAGGAGGAGGCTGTCGCCCTCATGGTGCAGCGCCAGGAGGAGATCGACTACATGCAGGCCGCTGAAACAGAGCGCGGTCTCGAGGCTGAGAAGCGGATGACACTCATGTCCAAGGAGCTGCTTGGTGAGGATGTGGCGAAGCATCGTGCCGTCTTCGCGGAAGGCTATGTTCGCCACAAAAACCACCTCAAGGCGGACCGTGGAGCATTTGGGGTCACCCCGCAGGAGTTCACCAGCGGCCGGGAGGATATTGACGCTGCCCGCCTCATGAAT